TTGCTCAGTAATGTCTGGATTAGGTTGAAAACCTTTTGTATCTATGCCCATATTGTGTACTCCTTGTGTGCCATTTTATACTTACAGTATACAGTATTTAATACCATTTGTCAACAGTTTTGGTAAGATATTGGGCAAGGTCTTACCAGCATAAGCCGTTGCCTTGCCCAATATCACCGTGCCTATTAGGCACTCTGTGCGGCTTGGATATACTTACCAAAACGCTCATGGAACTCATCAAAACACTCTACTTCATCTGGGTCGATTGGAAGTGAGTATTGTGTTAGAGCTAGTTTGATACCCATAACAACTAATTCAGTATCAAAGTTATCCATTGCAAACCTTAAGAAGTTATTTACTTTGTTGTCAAACTTCTTATCGTTTTTATCGCATGCGTCTTTAAGTTCATAGCAAAGTGAAACAGTCAAGGAATACATGGCACTGATTTCTTTAGTTTCACAATCCTTAACCTTACCTTCAAGTATGTCAGTAGGGTCAGGAAGTTTTGAAGCAACCTTACGATGCGCCATAAACTTAACGGCAAGTCCTTCGCCGACAGAACCACTTACCAAATCGGTAGTGGTGTTCTCATCGTCATCGTCTTCGATAAGCTCGGAAACAAATGACCAAGAACGAGGTGTAGCAAACGAACGACTTGGGCTCTTTGGATCAAAGTCATACAAGTCCTTCTTGCTAAAAGTCAAGTAACCAACAACATCTTGGTGTATGTCGTTGTCTACTGCCCACTGGAACCAGTCATCAAAATCAACTGCTAGTTCTAAGTGAACAAATCTATTTGCTAACGGAGCAGGCATTCTATAAGTAACACCTTTGTCAGCATCTCTATTACCAGCCGCAACAATCAAAACATTGTCTGGTAATTTGTATTGTCCAATACGTCTGTTAAGAATAAGTTGGTAAGCGGCCGCTTGTACAGCCGGTGCCGCAGAATTCATTTCGTCTAAGAACAAAACGATGTAATCGAATTGTTTAGCAAACTCTTCCGTAGGAAGTTCTTGCGGTGGTGCCCAAGCCATTACATTATCATTTGCCGAATAGTATGGAATACCTTTAATATCTGTAGGTTCCCAAAGTGACAAACGTATGTCAATTAAATGTGATTTTTTAAGTTGTTTAGTGATCTGTCCAACGATATCAGACTTACCAATACCTGGAGGTCCCCACATAAACACAGGACGTTTCTTTTTAAAAGCTCGTATAATACTTTTCTTTGCGCCATTAGGTGAAACAGTACGTAGTGCAGTATTTTCCATATTATATTCCTCGTTTGTTGTTATCAGTGCCATACTTTATTTCTAAGTATGTATATATTATACGATCATTAACTTCGAAAGTCAACCACTTTTGGACATTTTTTATAAATTATTTTTTTGTACCATTTAATAGAACCTATGCGACAGACGCCTAAAATGTACGATTTTCACGTCTAAACGGCTCTTAAACTGCATTTAACGTTTTTCTGGGGTGTTTGTATGTATTAGACTATAAGACCGTTATAAGAGCATTTAATGACGGTTTATTCGTGCCGTTTCATAGCCTTTGTAAGTCCGTACTTGCGTAAGTCCCCACTAAAAAGGTGTAATTCCATGCTCTTTTTTTCGTCTGTAACCCATATACTATATGATGTTAGATAGTAAGGACATGTAATAAATTGGTCTAAAAATATATAAGTTTGTGTTGTAAATTTAAAATCCCTAGGAAAAGGAATCTCGTACATCTGAATATCTAAATTTGTACCTAAAAAATCAAAGCCAGCTTCAGTAAGTCTTAGTCCGCCTGTTGATTTGCCTCTGGTGTTCTGCCACCAGTCTGACATATACTGTTTAACATTAGCATCACTGATAGCTGTGTCTGATTGTTTCAGAAAGACTTTAGTATATGTTTCTTTCCAGTTCATTCATCTGTAACCAGTTCGCCTGAGGTAAGTTTATATACTGCAAAGTCTTCAGTTCTGAAAAGGTCGTTTAATTTTTTTGCTAGATTATGTGCATGTCCTGGATTTGAAAAAGATACTTTTTTGTATTTAGGTCCAGGATAGTTTGTAATTGCGTTTGACGTCTTTAGATTGAATGGAGCACCTTTAAAAAATACAGCCCAAATAGCTTCGGCTTGTAAAACTTGCTCGCATTTGTAAGATGCTTTGTCAACATTCTCTAAAATAATCGTTGGTTTTGGTCTACTCATATGCGTATCCTTTTAATTAACTACGCATATATTTATCTTTTTTTATTAGAAAAGTGCTACTATATTAAACTTCTTGAGTGTTCATATAGTCTATTAGAATCTTAACATCATCTTGATTAATACAAAATACGTGTTGTATCTTGTTTGGATTACCGTCATACTCTTGTATTAACTTTTCAACTAGAGTTGGATAAAATTGAGGATCTGTTATAGTACCTGTACATAAATCTTCTGATTCAAATGTAGGTTTTGTAAATAGATAAGGGTCGTTTTGATTTAAAAATAATACTAATATAAACCACTTCATTTCCAGTCTCCACCGCCGTCCATAGTAACTGTTACAGTTTCATCATCTGCACTAGATTTATTATCAACGATAAGTTTTTCTAGTCTTCCTTGATGATTTGCCATTACAGTTCCTAAGGCGTATACAAGTGCTTTAGCTTGTGCTAGTGGAATTCTGATTTCTTTTTGGTTAGTAGTTTCAGCAGTCTTTACAACTTGTATAAACTGTTGAATTGGTATAGTATTAATTGGTTCGTTTGTTTGCATCTGAAAGTTCCTGTCTCATTGTAAATTCAGTTTTGAAAGGACCTTTGTAATCATACTTTTCAAGTGTGACTAGTTTAGGACAAAAACTTCGTACCCAACCCTTGTCAAAGTGAATAATGTAATATCCTGCCGCATACAAACTCTTAGACTTTTTACTTTTAGTAAAGAGAGGTAATTTCTTTTGTACATTGTACATTACATTGTAAGGTGTACTAGACGTCGAAAAACCGTGTATTTCTTTAGTAGCAGAACTACCATCTGATATAGTTGCTTTATCATAACTAATACCACCAATAAAACTATTAAATGATTTAATATCAGTAAAGTAATCTGTTCCAGATGAACAACTATACATGTATCTTTTGTCTTCTTGTTTTGATAGTGTACCAATACGTTCACCATCTTTTTCTACAATCCAAAATTTGTTCTTTAGGATTGGCTTTGCCTTAATTGTCATTCTTGCCTCCATGTTATGAATACCTCGCATTGAGTGGATCAGCATATAACTGAACATTGTCTGCAATCCGTTGCATATCGTGTTTAGCACAAAATTTCATTAGTCGCATACCAACTTGTGTAACTTCTTTTGCAACCATGTTGTCTTCTATTACATCATTAATAATACTTCTAATGTCGCCGGGTTGTGCAGTTAAGTCACAAAGGACAACGTTACGTTGATAGTCATCAAGTACACGATGTTCTACACCTTCGTGATCAGTCCAGCGTTGTAGCATCATGTTGTTCCAGTTAAAGCCTTTATTGTCTTTATCTTCAAATGCTTCAATAAGACCAACTTTGTTCTTAGTACCTTTTGTACGTACACCAGGGTATGCACTAAACACATTATCACTTGTGTCACCACGCATACACTTTTCAAACAACATAAATTCTGGATTAGGAGCAGGCTTTGGCTCTTTAGTTTTCTTGTCAATAACAGGTTGCTTTTTCTTATCGTCAAAGTAACCTTCATGTGAAATAATTGTATTACTAACACCATTGTACTGTGTTACGTTCGGGCCAATAAGTTGTGCAAAGTCACCGTCAGTACTAATAATAACATGTTTGTCATTAGGGTGTGCTTGTACCCAACCTGCAATAAGATCATCTGCTTCTAGTTGTGGATGTTGCATTACAGTACAGTTAGTCTTTGTACTCACAAAGTCTTTAAACTCATCGAACATCTCCCAAAACACTTTATCTTCTTCAGCCTGCGATTCAGTAAGTGCATCACGTGCAACTTTTCTGTTACGCTTGTAAGGCTCGTAAAAGTCCTTACGCCAGCTACGTCCTTCTAAACAGAACACAACATGACTACCGTCAAAGTCAGCCCATGCTTTCTTAATACTGCTTAGTGTAATATGAAAAGCCATGCCTACCTTTGTATCAAGATCACCACGTATAACGTGTCTTGCACGAAAGAATGTATTAGCTGTGTCTACTAGAATGTATGTCATTAGTTTGCCTTTGTAATTAATATAGTAGTATTATAGCACCAGATCTGGCTGTTGTCAAGCATTATTTAACTTCAGCTTTACCATTATTGTCTGCTTTACTAGTTTCAATATATCC